TGCCCGCCTACTTTCACGAACTGCCCATTCTTTTACATGTTTGTTTAGTAGCTCTGCAGCTTTAGAACTCTTAGATTCCTTTTGAAAAATGAGTGTGAGCGCCAAACCAAATACAAAACCTGTTGCATATGCAATATGATTAGACTTAATCAAACTTAAACTTATGTAAAAAACTGCAGTTATCAAAAAAGCAAAGAGGAATGCTATAAAATATCTTTTCATATTCTCACTTCCTGAAAAGCAATAAACCCACTCAGTAAAGTGGGTTTACTTGGGTTTAAGTGGTTAAATTTAGGTATTAGCGTCTCACTAGATTAAACAAGACACCACCTTGGCGGCTTTCGCGTCTAGCCCATGCGTCCATTGCATTATTCAGAGATTCAGCAATTTGCTTTTGCCCTTGTGTATTGACGCTTGCAGATCCATCAGCAAACGTAATTTGCTGACTAATTTGTACATTGCCCTCACTAGACCCGTTTTGACGATTATTTAAATAATTCGTCAAATCTTTGTTCTGTTGAGGGTTTAATACACGTTCACCACCATCTAAAAGCCATGTACCTTCACGCGGGATATTATCTATACCGTTATGAGCCATACCTGCAATAGTCTGACCTGCAATCATTCCGACATTTGCCATACCCATGCCTAGCACCAAAGTGGCAGCCGTCTGCTTGCTAATCACATCAAGATACCATGGGCTTGCAAGAATCTGGTTGTATGCCTGAAAAGCATTAATAGTGGCAGAAGCAATTGCAAATGACTGTTGAGCAAGATACATTGCCTTATAGATGCCAGACTGTTCGCCTGCTGCATCTTTAACAATGCCTGTCATATTAGACCAATAACTAGATAATTGACCCGTTAAACTGCTTAATTGACTTAATTGTGAGTCGTAAAGTGATCTATTTAGATCCATTTCATCTTGAGCATACTTTTTATCTAAGTCTGCTTTTGCTTTCAAAAACTGTTCACGAGCAGCCAATAATTGAGCGTTACGTTCACTCTCATTTTCAATCAATTTAATGCCAGACACTTCATCATTATATGATTGATTCAAGCTACTAAAATCAGATGAATATTGATTTTGTAAAGCCCATTTTTGAGCATTTATCGGGTCCTCTCGTTCCAACATAGATTGTCTCGAGATTAACCCAGATTGAAACACGCTGTCAGAAGCTTGGTTTAAAGTTTCAAAAATTGCATAATCCTTAGATTTTGCCATCTCTTCGCGAACACGTTTACTTAAACTATAAGTTTGAAGTATTTCTTCACGTTCACGTTGGTAACGCTTCACAACAATTTCAGTCTGGTTTAGATAACCCTCAAACGCCGACTGAATTTGTGCATCTTCTTCGCGTTTTACGGCAGCAATTTCAACTTGTTTTTGGCGCTCAAGAGCAGCTTTAATCTCTAAAGCTTTTTTCGATTTCCCGTACTCATACTCGGCATTAGAGTCGATTAACTCTTTTTGTCGATCAAAGTTTTGTTCAATCTGCTTGATTCGATCAGTTTCAAAAGCAAAGTACTGGTTGTACTCTTCCTTTTTATCGGACTCAAGTTTTGCGATTTGCGCAGCATATAATGCATCCTCTTGAGCAAGCTTTTCTTTTAACTGTGGTGTACCAGCGTACGCAAGTGTGACCTTATCAATATTATCTTGATGCTCCCTTGCAAATCGTTGAGCTTCAGTGTAATACCGTGCGTTAACTTCTTTTCTTGCATCATCAATAGCCTGTTGAGACTCGGCAGCTTTGTTGATTAATTCAAGTTGATCTGCCTGTGTAGGCATTAAAATTGAATTGTCTACAGTAGATTTTCCAGATACTCCGGCGAACCACTTCTGGAAACCCGGTGCGTAACCAGCAACCTCTTTACGCTTGCTATCTGATAGACCACCTCTCAAATACGTTCTTAAGCCACCTGCACCCGCATTGTAGGCCATGAGTGCTTTATCCATGGCTCCAAAATCAGCCAAATGTTTAGATAAGTCTTTAGCTGCTGCTGTTGCAATTTCTTCAGTAGAACTTTTGGCATTAAGTCCATATTGCTTTCTAAACACACTCGTTGTTTGGAAAAGACCTATTGCCCCGGTATGGCTTCTTGCCCCAGCATTAGCTCCAGACTCTTGAAGAATCAAGGCTGCTAATGTTCCAGCAGGCAAACCATACAAACTTTCAATCTGAGCAAAATTATTTGCCTTAGCAATACCTTGCGCACGAGCAATTGCCGCCAACTCGTCTTTACTAAAAGTATAATTTTTTAGATTGAAGTTCTCGCGGGCAGCAAGTAGCACATCCTTTGACAATGGTGCTTTAAAAGCATCTTCTCCATTTGTTGCGACTTGTGCATCTGCATAAACATTCGCTTTATCTACACTTACCCCCTCTCTTACAAGTGTCTTTATATACCCTTCCCTAAGTACATCTTGTTTAGCTTGGGTAATGTAGTCTCGTTGAGCTTTAGTTAAATTCTTATATGCCTCAGTTGAAATGTTTAAGGCTTTTGCTTGGTCTTGCTGGGCCTTAGTTGTTTCATCGGTAACATCTTTAACTAATTTTTGGATCTCTTTTTGACGATCTATAGTGTTATTAGCAGCATTAATTTTTGTATCTAATTCAGCAACAAACTTAAGTGTACTCTCACTAACCAAGCCTTGCTTTTGTAGCTGAGCAAAAGCATTCTTAGCTTCATCCCCACCTTGTTTTAAGCTAGCAAGGTACGCTTGAATCGCTGTAAATTGCTTAATATCACCTTGAACTTTCAAGTCGTTTTCAAATTGTTCTAACGCTGTAAGAAGACTTTTTAGTTCTTTGGTTTGTTTTTCAACCTCCTCACTTGCCTCAATACCTTTTATAGCTAACTGTGCTGCGGTAAAGCTTTTATATTTTTCTCGAAGTTCACTAAGTGCCAAACCTTGCTCTTCAAATGCACTTGTTGCATCTTCAGTGTGTTTGGTCATCAATAAATATGCACCACCAGCTACAGCAATTTGTGTTGCTAACATTGCCAATCCAGCGGAACCACCAAGTAAAGCCATGACTCCAGCTGTAGCACCAGCAGATCTAGCAAAGCTTGCTAAGCCCACGCCCGCACGAACTGCAAAAATAGCAGTTTGCCCAAGTTGATATGTTGCGACAACCAAAGCAGGAACAAATCTCGTTGCGATGCCAGCAGATACGGCAATAGTTACCGCTTTAATATCATCCCAATTCTCTATCACTGTTTCGATAGCAGGAACAACACTATTTACAAGTCTTGCCTCAACGCCCTGCCATTGCAAATCCATTAATTGAAGGTTTTCTCTTGCTTGAGCTAGGCTTTTAACTAAGTCGTCAGACATAATTGCGCCAGCACGCTCAGCAGCATCACCCCATTTTTTAAAACCTTCTCCACCATTTTCTAACAATGGAATAAGCAATGAAGAATCTGAAATGATTGCTTCCATGTAGAATTTCATATCATTGGTAGAGGCTCCAGCTTTTTCCAATGAGTTATAAAATAGTTGAAGCGCTTCTGGACCGGACAGCTTTTGAAACTGTTGAATAGTTACCCCAACTTTAGGGGCAATATTGGTGAAAAAGTCAGCTAAAGGTCCACCACCTGTTTGCTGAAAATCGCCTATACGATCCTGCATGTCTTTCATTTTATCTGCAAAAGATTCCAATGAAATTCCAGCAGTTTCTGCCCCTTTGGCGTAATACTGAAATTCACGCACTGAAGCATTCGCAAGTTTTGAAAACTTTTGAATATCATTTCCAGTCTGAATAACTTGATCACTAAAATTAACAAGCTGAGCCACTGAAAGACCAGCCACTGCTCCACTCAATGCACTTACAGCAAGAGCAGCAATATTTAAAGAATTAGCAATCCCTTGACTCGATGTTCGCGCCTGCCGTTCAGCTCTACTTAGTGGCTCTGAAAAACTAGCCGTCTGAACCACTAGATCTAGGGTTAATCTGCCAAGTGAATTTGTGGCCATTGGTTTTCTCCGGGCAATAAAAAACCGCCTTTCAGCGGTTAGTTGTTTTTAGAAAAACTATAAATCCTTTTCAATACTAAAAAAACCATAAAAAGGATAGCCTGTCTTATTCTGCTTTATCTCGCATGTCCAGATTCCTTGTGACCTTTTTAGTCCATCAAAGCTACCACTAACCTTTGTATCATTCATTAGTTCAACGACTGGTGTGTGTTTTGATCTAATCTTAACATCACGGATACAATTCTCCATTGAATCGAAACCTCCCTCAAAATATTCTTTTGGTTTATCATTAGAGCACCCAACTAAATTGATCAAAACTAAAAAAATAAATATCTTTTTCATATTGTCCTTATGCCTCTTTAATGTATTTTGCTGTCCAAAATAACAATAATTAAAAACTTATTCATTTACACACCGTTTTTTAAATTTTAATCAATTTAACAAAACGGTATGTAAATGTCACATGCCCCACCTTATGGCAGGGCTAGTTACTATGGAACCTTTCTAGATATTCCTCTAATGACAATGAATTGTCATCGTCTGGTGGCGTTTCATGAGGCATAAATATATAAGGGTTTACTTTTGTTCCCTCTTTAACTTTGAAGCCTGTGTAATGTGCCATCCAGCTTCCAAAGCTTTGCTCTAAACGGCGACCGAAGAAAAGAGAGCCATATTTTTGACGATAGGCTCTCCATTCCATCAACTCTTTATGACTAATGTTTAATTCGGCTTCTGCTAAAGTGCTTCCACCGATTCCATTGAGGACGAGTTCAATGAGGAGTTCTCTGTCTGCAAGCTCTTCTTCCGAGACTTTCCCAAAAAATTATTAACTTCATCAGCAGCAGCATACATAGCATTTATTAAACTAGGCTCTGCTTTATAGATGTCATTAACACTTGAGAAAAAAGGTGTTCCCTTTTGATCTGAGCAAATTGAACCAAGTAATTGAGCAGCTTGCATGTGAGTTGAGTCGATTTTCTTAACCTTTGAATCCTCAAGATTCTCATAATTAAGATCCCATTCAATTGCCTTGGATGCCTCTCGACTTTCCTTGAAGTTCATTTTTTTGACAAAAATATCAGCTTCAAGCTCAACAATATCACCAAGTTCTAATGAATTGTTTTTCGTCAATTTTTTAAGTGACCCAATATTGCTTTCAGTCACTTCAACATTCCACTTGACGGCTTTTTTAACTGGAACGTTTAGAGTAGTTACACTCTGCTTTAAGTCTGTAATGCTGATCTTAGCCATTATGGAGCCACCGTGCGTTTAGTTGCAGTTACGCCAGAAGTACGAATCAATGTGAATGAATAACCAACTACAGAATCGACTTCAAAAGCATTTGGTGCTGTAGGGTTAATATAGCCCTTGAATGACCACCACATGCGATCTTCAGGAAGATCAATACCAGTGGTTGGATCATAGGTCGGAGGCGTTGCAGCATGACCTGAGCCAACATGCCATTCTAAAATCTCGCCAGATTCGGCAATTTCAATAAGTTTGTCATGACTTGTGTTTGTATCATCGTAATCGATTTCTACTGCACCTTCGCCGGGATCACGCATACCGCGAACATACTGTTTTGAGTCTGCATCAAGACAAGTCACATCAATTTTTTGAAATGAATCTTGCCCCAAGTCAATCCGTTTAGAGCAAACAAAACGAACCACTTGACCATTTAACACAGTAAATAACTGTGTTTTTTGAGTTTTAACATTAGCCATTAAGAGCGCTCCTTAATTTTAGGCATAAAAAAAGCACCCGAAATGGGTGCTAAGTGAAAATATGGTTTAAGTTTTATTAGCGGTTTACGATCCAGCTAACATCAAAAGAATAGTGGGGCATTCCTGTTACGGGGTCCTTATCTGCCTCGCCATAACGAACCACATAACAATCAAGTTCAATTGCGAAGCGAATTGCTTTTGCAACCTGATCAACAACATCCTCATCAGTTGCATATACATCAATTTGAATAATTGCATTGTCTGAAACAGGACGTGAATCAAGGTTGCTATTTGAATCACCAGAAATTGTTTGCCATGTCACATATGGCGCTTGTGGCTCATCTGGAGCACTTCCAAACTTCCAGACTCGCAAAATTCCATCGCTTTCAAGTAGAGCCTTAACCGCTGGATCTGCTCTGGCTAATTTAAAAATTGGAACATCAATCATTAAGCTTCACCTAAAACCACACTGAGTTCAAAATTAAATACTTGAACAAACTTATCTGTTATCTGTTCAATGTTTTCGTAAAGCGCTGGTCTTAAAAATGGGGTGGCGGGCTGTCTACTTGTACCTAACTCAAGGAATCGCCAGTAAAAGACTCGCCCATCTGTTTGATACGTTTTTCCAACACGCCCAGCACGTCTATTTTGAGGATTGTTTGTATATGGGATACGTGCACCACCACGCACTCCCACGCGCATAACCAAAGTGTTTTTATTTCTACTCCGGCCATTTTGAACCACAATTTCTTTCCAGATTTTTTCTGGAGTGGTTGGATCATCTAGGCGTTTAACTTTTTGACGAGCTGCATCTCTTGCAATGTTCATTGCCTGCCGCATCGCTTTACGGGCAATACGTTTTACAGTTTTTTCGTTACCGATTGCCTGCATTTTTCTTAAAGCAGGCTCCAAGCCATGTATTTGAGTAGCCATAAATCACACATTCCATGCTTTTTCGCCTGTAGATAAGTTAATGGTTAAATACTCACGGCGTGAGTCGGGATCTCGCATAGGGTTACCATCAATCTTGTAAAAGTACCCATCAAAAAGTACCCGCATTGTGCTATCAACTTGCTTTGTTGTACTGCTATATCGCACCTTAGCACGGGCCTGTATCGAGCTATTGGCTGCTTTTGCCGCAATAACATCCCTTGTTGAAAGGTCGGTAACTTCTGCCCAAATTGTTGCAAAATTAGACCATGAGGTGATTAATTTTCCAGTGTTTTGGTCTTGGGTTTGAATTGCTTTCTGAATAGTGATGCGGTGCTTTAGTTTTGGAGTAATGCTGGGCATATTAGACCCCCATTTCTCTAATAGGCTGCAAAATATCCCAATATGCTTGAGGTTTTCCTTCTAGACTTCGGCTGTACTTATACTCAATAAATATCAACCGGGCATTATCTAACTTCTTGCAGTCCACAATGTCCGTTTCAGAAGTTCTTTCTGACTCATTTGAAATAATTTTTCGGTCGATGTCGATCGCTATTTCTTCATCGGCTTGAGCTATCCATTCAAGAAAAAGCACATCCTCATCATCGTGATCAACTCGACATTGCAACTTAGCTCGTTCGAGTGTGATCATTTTGAATTATTCCGTCTTGTACCTGGTTTTGGTGGATCAACTTTTGTTTGGTATTCACGTAAAACTTTATTTTCTACCAAATGCCTTACCACGTTTGGATCTGCGGTTCGAATATCGCCCTCTTTGTAGTCTTTATCTCCAAAGTGTGGGCGTAAAACTTCATATTCTTTCATTTTGGCCTCTCTAAATGGGATGGTGACGAACACCACCCCAAAATGAATTAACCACCCGTAGCAGGAGTATAAGAGCCATATACAAGCGATTTAGGCTTATAAACAGCTAATGCGCCACGTGTTTCGGCAAGTAAAGTACGTTTATTAGAGGTGAAATCATCGCCCTGCATACCGATTTGGACAGCAGCACCCCAACGCTCAAAGTATTGGGCAGAAGTATTAAACGCACCTGTTAAGAATTTACCCGCATCCATAGCCGCGGTTTGAACTACAGGCAATCCCCATAATGTCGGAACCGCTTGTGATTGCGGGTTCCCAATGATGTAGTTGCCGTTTGCATCTTTTTGCGTTTCCATGAGTGCCCAGTCGATCGGGTTTAATACATGGCCGTTAGCAAAGTCGTCAGCTAAAACAACTTGAAGCATTGCAAAGCGCAACACATCAAACATATTTGGAGTAGCTGGAGCACCAGCAGGTGGAGCATAAGCGGTTGCTTGAGGGATTAAACCGAGCATGTTGCCATTGGTTCCATCACCAGCAAGGATTTGCTTTTCAAGCTTAATATCTAGGCCATGACGCAAGATGTTATCAATGAAAGACTGCAAAGCCGGTGCATCACTTAACATTTGAGTGGTTACTTTTAACCAGTGAGCAATTACAACCGCTTTAGCGTCTTTATCAGTAAATGTAATTGCTGATTCTGGTTTTGGTGCACCCTCAGCAACTACTGCCGCATTATTAGTAAAGTCTTGCATTTGGACATATTCAAGAACATTACCGCTCATGCTGCCACCCGCCAAAATATCGCGGATTGTAAGACGCATCTGGTTCGGCAACTGCAAACCAAGATTGGTGGCCGGAATAATTTTTCCAACTTCTGTTGTACCAATTGTGTTTTTTAACTCTACACGCTGAATACCACGATACTGCGCCTCAGCAGCATTTTTGTATTCTGTAGTTTCAACAAACTCACCACCCATGGTTTGCTTTTTGGTTTCAACTTCACCATTACCACGGCGTGCAGCTTTCTGCTCCAGTTCTGTCAGTTTGTTTTTAACTTCATTTAACGTAGTTAAAGCTTCGTCCGCTTTATCTTTGGCGCTTTGTGAGATTTCTTCACTTTTTGCTTGTTTGCCTTTGAACTCTTCGGCGATTTCTTTAACTGTATCAACGTGTTTTTGGAACTCTTGAGCGAGTTGTTCTAAAGTTTTTTCAGTCATTGCTGATTCCTCGTAAAATATTTAAGGCATTTGAAATTGATTTCGCTTTTTCGTTTTCACCCTCTGACTCGCTCAAAAGATGACGCAAACCCTTACTAGCGATGACAGTGGCTTGCGTTTTTGAAAATCCTGACTCTCTCAGGAACTTTTCAAATTCTGGTAGGGATGGCAGCTCGCCATCTTGTAATTTGGATTTGACGGAACTGATTAGGGTTTCTGGATTGGAAGGAAAGGCAACAATTGAACCCTCCACCAACTCCAGTTCCAGCAGTTCGCGGATTAGTGAATCTGGATCGCGTCTATAAGACTTGGTGATATAGCCAATGGACATGCCATCAATCGCGCCAACCTTCATCAGCGCATAAGTAGCTTTAGCTCGCGGCACATCGTCAATTAAGAGACGACCTTCTACGTACAACCCTTTTTCGTCTTCACGCATTTCGGTAAAAATTCCGATTGGTTCAGATGGGTTGTGATCCCAAAAGATTGCTGGGTACTTGCCTTTTGCCTTCCACTCTTGAAGAGTTTTGGCAAATGCACCTTTGCGGATGATGTCCCCATGAGAATCAAGGTTGTCAAAAGCAGCTAAGTAGCCAGAAAAAAAGCCACCCTCTTGGGTGGCTTTGATTTCTAAAGTTAGTTTAAGTCTATCCACTGGTTTTCCCCTGATCTTTCAATCCGACCATTTGCATTTGAACCATTAGCTCATCGCCACCCGGTAAAGGCGCCAAGTCTTCTAAATCACGTACTTCATTACGCGTCATAACACCGTTTTGAATCATGTTTGTGTAGAAACCTGAGCGAGTAGCACTGTCGGCCCGTAATAAGCCTTCAACCGCAAATTTTGGCCGGTACTTGTATTTTTCACTTGGCAAAAACAATCTCTTTGTGATTGTTTGCTCATATCGAACTAATTGAGGGTTAAGCGAATAGGTCAAAAACCCCCTATTAGTCTGCTCAAGACTTGAAGCCCATGAGCTTGCTTTGTTTGTATGACCAATTAACTGAGGTGGAACACCAAAGGCGCGGCATATTTCTTCAATGCCAAAATAACGAGATTCAAGTAACTGGGCATCAACGGGATTGATTCGAATACTATTTGAGCCAGACAGCTTCATTCCAGCCTCAAGCACCATGTACTTACCAGCATTCTCAGGTTTACTGAACTCACTTAAATGGTTTCTTAGCCGTTCACGTTGCTCTTTAGTTAAGGTTTGCTCTCCAGTCTCCAAAAAGCCGCCAACCTTTAAGCCATTTTTAAACCAGTCTTGAGCTTGATTGTTTGCATCGAACTGCATGCCTATGGTTTGAGCAAAAAACTGAATAGCAGATAAACCAACAAGCCCATCAAGAGTAAAACCCTTAAAATGCAAGATTTGGTCTTCCGAATAGGTTGTTGTTTTCCCATTTTCAGTGTAATGAAAATCAATCGCTCCCAAATCATTACGTTTTACAACCATACCACTCGGGAAAAGTGGCTCAAGAGCAATTACTTTTCCGCTTGAGTCTTTTGTAATAAGGTTGTATGCATTCCCCCATAAGTCAACACAAGCAACTTGAACTTGCCAAAACTCACTTGCACACATATCGGCATTGGGTGAATCGTGCAAAATACGGTAAAGGTAATGATCAGTAGCAAGACGTTTATTGTTGTCGTACAGCTGTAAAGGAAGAGTTGAGATAGTTTCAGCTCTTAATTTTACACATGCCCAAACTGCAGAAAGCTTCAAAGCCGTTTCAGGTGTGACAACCGATCCACCGGGTGATAAATAACTATCAAATGGATAAGACGAATCGCCTTTTTGTAATTGTGTATTTCCAGTCAATCGTGACCAGAAGCGGGACCAAAACCCCGGCTCTTGTGTGGTACTCATGCTATCACGACATCCTCTAAGTATTCGTCAATATCAACGCGATTGGCAGGCTCAGGATTGCTTGACATCAAAGCAGCGGCGTTAAACATTGCAATCACGGGGTCAATTTTTCCCTTGCCAGATTCTTGCTTTGTAATCATTAGTGCATTGCCTGAAATTTTTCCTTTTGCGTTACTAACCGCCCACTTAACTAGCTCTTGTTTAGCTGGAATAAAGGTTCCTGCAGCAAGCTTGCGCTCTAAAGTCATCCCATAACCCGACAACTCAAAACCTTGTTTGACGGCGATTAATGCAGTCTCAGGGATTCCCGACTCTAACAAGCCATCTACAAGTGACGGCATCCCTAGACGATCAAGACCAAAACCCTGTTTAGGCATCTTGCCAGTGTCAAAAATTCGCTTGGCGATCAGACCAGCTTGTGAAACGTCATCACCAATATTTTCAACAATCACCAGTTCACCAGCAGCTATAAAGTCATCCATTCTTTGCTTGTTTTCTTTTCTTCGCTCTAAAGCAATCGGATGTAGCCAAGACATGGACCAACCACGCCATAAAGTGTGATATTTTTTGTCTCGTCCAATGGCATACATTGAAAACAGGTCATCAAGGCCACCACCATCAAAGCCCACAGTGATGCATTCTGATTGTTCAATTAGATAATCAAGGTCAAAAACAACCTCTTTTTTCTCCCAAAAGTCTGCACCTGCCCAGCGATTAGCACGTAAATTCATACCGATCTGAACATTGAGGCGCTTAGCAAAGAAGTCTTTTAGATCATCTTCGCCTGAATATTTGGCCTTTTCGTAATCATCTAATAGCTGCTCAGGGTCAACACTTGTTCCAAAATTTGGATTAGGTATATGAAAATTTGCAGGGTCCTTATATTCTTCCGATTCAATCATTTCATCGGGAAATTCATAAATCAGAGGAAGGAATTTTTTATTTATTATCTTGCCGTCACGAACATCACGGGCATAATCAAGTTTGCTTTTAAATACACCACAAGGCGGCTCTTTTGATTGTGTTGATAACCAAATCAAACAACCTTCATGGCGAGATGCCAGACCGCCTGTTGCCTCACGGAACATTGATCCAGCATTCGACATGGTTTGAAATAAATGCAGCTCATCAACCAAGATCCAAGAGGCTTTTTTACCACCTGTTGACTTGTCATCAGCAGCAACAACTTTAAGAGTTGCTTGCGTTCCTTGATGCGTAATTGTTTTGGTATGTTCAGAAATGGTCATCATTTCATCTAATACGGGATCTGCTTTAATAGCATCCCGGATAGGATTAAAAGAGTTGTCGGCAACTTCTTTGGTTGGTGCCAAAATGATGAGTTCAGCAGATAACCGGCTATTTAAAATAAATGCCGTGAGCATAATGAATGCAGCAATTGTTGATTTTGTATTTTTCTTAGGAATTAAAAGAAAAAACTCATTAATCAAACGGCGTCTTGTTTTCTTGTCGTACGCACCAAAAATTGCAGCAACAAACTCAGTTACCCACTTCCGGACAATTTCACCCATTTCTGGAGAATCCAAAACATCTACAACTTTTAATGAGTTAAATGTTCTTAAAGCAACATCGGCCACATCTTGAAAAAGTGGTTTACATGGCATTAAGGATTGACCTTTAACGATGCGATCCGCCCAGTCTGGGCAGGCAGTTGTCCAGTCTGGTAGTTTTGCAGTCATTTAAATGGTCCATGAAAAAACCGCCCGAAGGCGGCATAAATTTGTATGACAGGTTGCGAACCCCTGCTTTAACTACGCTGTTTCGCCCACTGCTAGCGGGTTATTACGTTGGCAGTTGTGGTCCTCCTTCCTCCAACGCACCGTATCGCCTACGGATCCATACAAAACCTTTTATTGATTAACAATCAATTGATAATCTTCTTCGGAAAATCTGGAAAAGCACTTGCGACATTGATAAGTAATCTTCACCAACCTTTCTGTTGCTGGCAACTTTTCAATAGAGTCATGACGGCAAGGGCCATCTTTGATATTTTGAATAGTGATAGTTTCACCACTTACGGTTTCGTATTCTAGACTTTGCATGCAAAGTTCCTCTTAATAGTTAGCTTGGCAACTGATTGTCCAATGTGGCGTATTTTCCTGTTCTGGTCGCTTCCTTTGCCTTGTCTTGTTTAGTTTCTTTTTTGCCTTTTTCCGCAACCTTCCCGTGTTTATAAGGCAATGCTGCAATTGCTGCTTGCATTCTAAGTGGCAGCTTGTTGCCATTGAAGTTCATGACCTTAATTAAAAAATCTAAAGGATCATCACCTTCAAATTGAAATTCCTCAATAGGGTTTTCATCTTCACCACTATTTTCGGGTGTATCTTTAGGTTTAACTTTTGGTGAATTAGATGTTAAAGAGCGCCCTTCTTTTTGGGCCTTTAACATTTCAATATAGACAATAATTTCAGGATCTTTTGCTAACCTAGCACCTGCGGCGGATGCAGTTTTTTCCGCATAACCTGCTGAAATTGCTGCTTCTTTATTTGTCTTGCCGTCAACAATGGCAAGAGCAAATTTTTCCATTTTCTCTGTTAATGCCATTGCTCTACCTTTAACTTGATTTTAACTTTTTGCTTTAACTTTTTCTGAAAGGGAATTTTTTTTGTGCGTGCTATGGGGGGCGGTGTCCAACGGCGAAGGGCTTGGAACTTTTGACCTCCCCCCTGCCTGCTGGATTTTTGTGCATCATTTTGGTGCATCCTAAATATATTTAATAAAGCTTACAACCCGCTTCTATCTCTTCAGGTTCTGCATACCGGACCTTGCTTGAATCTGCGTAGTCACCCGATGTGAAATAAACCTTCCCACACTCTACCTTTTCAACTGTCATAAGGTCAGTCCAAGCACCCTGCAAAGCAACCACATCACCTTTAGCAAAATCATTAGTAATCATTTAGCAATCCTTACCCGCATATAGGATCTTTATAGAGTCTATAGAATTGATCTATAAGCAGAGCTTCCACATCACCATTATCGTGACGAAATAAAACATGCTGCTTATCCAGCTCTTCTATGTAGTCTCTATTGTGAACACGAATGGAACTGCCACCAATAAGAAACTTGTTTTCTTGGTGCATCTTTTTTACCCATGCAGGCAATGTTGAAAAATCTTCTTTTGCTCTTATTAAAAGCGCCTCAACATGCCAAGCATCAACTGTGCGCTCAATTGTTATGCATTTCATTGCCGGCTCTCCTGTTGGGTTTTCTTCTTATGACATGGAACACAAAGAGACTGGAGGTTAGATTCATCATCCGTTCCACCTCTTGCCACATTCAAGATATGGTCAAGTTCTAAGTCTTTAGTGACAATGCCACAACATTGACAGGTCCACTCATCACGTAAATGGATCTTTGCTTTAAGACGGCGCCACGGACGACCACCACGACCAGAACCCCAATTGTTTTGTTTAGAGTTCTTCTGGGTTTGTGCGGGTGCCTGTAGCGTCTGTAACTTGTTCTTGAATGTTTGGAGTTTCATTTAAGTTTACTCGCGCATCTACACCATTAAGTAAGTCAATTGATATCCAATCGATATCTAAACCCTTGCGTTGATATTCTTGGATCAATCTAACTAAACGGAGTTCCAATTGTTTACGCTGGACTTCTGGAGTTTCTGGCTCAATAATTAAATGCGGCTGTTCAAGACCATCTAATCCATAAAACCCCAAGCGATTATTAATAATGCTCTTCTGAATCATCTTGCTCACCTTTGGAATCTGGAACGGTGCGAACAATACCCTGTTCATCTTTCACCAGCCCTGTTACTGGTGGAATGATTGTTGAATGAGAAGGGTTGTTTTTAAGGAACTCTGTTAAAGCATCGTTCTTAGGCGGCTTTAAAACTCTCTCACCTTTATCAACCAAGAAAGTCCCTTCCATTGGTACATTCGCTACACCAGCTATTGAAAGCCCTGTTACTTCTGGACGGTGTTTGCGTTCAATGAGCACCTTCTCGTCTTGTAGTTGCTGGATTTCCTTTTCAATCTCATCCAAGCGGTTGTATTCTTGGTCACGTTTAATAACCTCAACATCTGCAAGCAATGCATTAATTTGCTCTTGATTAGATGGGTACACTTCAATGATTGCTTTCCACGGCGAATCAGCTTCTGCTACTAAAGTGATTTTGTGGACACATCGTAGGTACTCGCCATTATCAAGCAATATTTTTGTACCCTGTGCTTTAGTAATGTTGGAGTCATCTTTAGGCGGTATAACCGATACAATTCTAGGCATTGATATTCATCCTTATAAAGTCACCAAAATAGGCTGATCTTAGAAATTGCTTTATTGACTCAACAAGTTCACAAATGCTATTGCATTCAACTTCTAATGCTCCACACCTTACGGCGATAGGAAAGCTATAGTTATTGAAGTCAAATTTAAGAGGTGACAGTTGTTTAACTTCCGGTTCAGACAAATCAAATAAAATGAAATTTCTGTTAGTTGCTTTTGCAGCTACTGAATTCAACTCTTGTAAAATGCTTTGAACCTCAGCCTTTATTCTTTCACTATCCGCTGCTTTCTGAAGCCCAATCTCTACTGCCTCTTGAAAGCTAATACATTCACTTGTGCTCATAACATCACCCATCTAGTGATCCTGACCGTTGTGCTGGTTCACTATCTTCAAGCATTAATAGAACTTCGGATAACTGAGCGGATTGTTCTGCATTGATTTGAACGAGTAAGCTATTCTGTTCGACCAGCCTATTGTTGTGGTCAGTCAGCTTATTGTTTTGCTCTATCAGTTTGTTTGTCTGTTCAATCAGCTTAAGCACCACATCTTGCAAATTTGAATCATTGCTCATTTTGATAACACCACTTAAGGTCATCCGGGATAATCAACATCACGCCCAAGTCTCTATGTGCATAGATGTTGATCTTATCCAGATATTTGGTGAATTCTTTAATGGTGGCCTTCTTGCTTTGCAGGTGGTCTTTAATGAAGGTATTGACCAAAACTTGGTAATCCTTTTCAAGTTGACGGCGCTTAGGTCCATCGAATGCTTGAATAACATCTTTAAAGTTCTGCAAAGCCATGTACTTTTCTGCAGTCTCTTGCCGACCTTCAACATAGATACGGGCAAGAAACTTTTTCTTAAAAAGTAAATGAAGGTCATCCTTTGAGTTACCGGTCTTTTGCTTGATCTGCTCAAGCCAAGCCCAGTAAAGCCGGTTTTGTGCGGCGCTTCTATCGTCTTCTTTCTGATTGATTCTAACGACTAAAGGTTTGCCTTCTGCGGCTGCTTTGGAGTGGTTATTGTTCAGATAGTTAATTACCTGAACAATTCCTGAATAACTATTGATTGGGAATGTTGCTGGTTCCATATTCCCCTCCAAAATTAATTCCCTCGAATTCGATGGAATTAATTCACTTTCAGATCAACATCAGGAACTATTGATTGTGGTTTAAAAGCTACCTTGTAGTGGTACGCACTAACACCTTTACTTGTTAGTTGTTCAGAAAAATAAGTTACATTGTCAGATATACCCAATGAATGCTTTTTAAATTCAGAATCACCTGTCTTACAAGTTACATCCACTTTCTTTTCACTTACTGCATCAAAAGAGCACTTGCCTTCGATTGTAAGGATGTAGTCACCAGTGATCCCATTATAAAAAACAATTCTACGATCCAACTCAAAGTTGTCAGCTGCATAAGAAAGATTCTTAGAAGCTACTTGAGCATCACGAGAACAACCAACCATTGCCATGGTACACATCAAGCCAATAGCCAAGAATTTCGTTTTCATTTCTCGCTTCCTTTTTATGGATACAAAAAAAGAGCCTTTTGGCTCAGGACTAAACCCAATTAAACCCACCGCTTTTAATGGGTTTGTTTGGGTTATTTATAATTCAAAATAAATCTTGTTCTGACTCAAGCATCGCGTTGGTTCGCTTAAGCCATTTATTAAATAAGTCTTCGCTTTCCTGCCTGTTGCCTAGTTGGTAGGTATCAAACAAACGATGGCAGGAAAAACACAAGGAAATAGTTTTGGAGTCGCAAGCCTTAATAGATCTGCCTTTACCGTCTTTGCTTGAATTAGAGTGTGCGGCTTGGCTTGGTGCTGGTGCACCACATCTCATGCATGGCAGCTTGCGTACTTGGGCTAATCGTTTGGAGTCACGCATTCAACATGGACCGTAAATTATTAATCTGGTTTTTCAGTCGAACAATGATTCGATCTATGACAAGCATCTCTTCACGGCTTAACCCAGTGCGTGACAAATTCTGATAGCGGTTTAGCTCTTCTGAGTATTTATCAAGATTCTTTTTCGCTTCAACAATATCTGTCATATATCCCCCGAAAAAATAAAAGCCCCGCCAATAACTAGCATTTGGCAGGGCTTCATGCGCCGTAATCCGTTCGGCAAAATTGAGAGGTGCCCCAACAAAGCACCTCTCGCGAGATAAGATTTTTATTATTCCAAAAACGCAAAAAGCCCATCAACTCAATGACAGGCTTATAATTTGGCACTCCCGGTTTCCCGGAAGATTAACGAGTTACGTTTTCTCGCTGAACGTAAGTTATTAACTTAGATGAAATGAACGACTAGGAATGCCCGATCCGCTATACAGCTTAATTCACTTCTCAAAGTTAAAAGTCCACATTAATATATGGACTTTAATCTAGTTTCGCCTTCTTGCTTATGATGCAAGGGTTACTTACTAATTTAGTTGCACCTTACTTACACTTCGCACAACTTTAACACAAAAATACCACTAGCCCTGATCAGGGTCAAGTGTTCAAGCAAAATTATTTGCATATTTCTCAATAATTTTTTGCTCATGTGGTTTCGTAAATAACACGGCGAATTGAACTAGGTTTTCAGGGGTAAATAAGCGATTGGCCCTTTTAATGAAATCCTCCAACTCCCTTAAATTCTGGTCATGCTGTCTAAGCTTTTTTGCTAATGCCTTAATAGCTACCCCGTCCATCTGGTTAGGATTTTTGATTTCCCTATACAGCCGATCAAAGTAGTCCTTTAACTTTTCAGCATTATGCCAATTGGCGATAACATCATATTCAGCAATATTTGCGACTAAAACCCGCTTGATGTCTGAGATGTTTTTTCTACCACTTAGGATTTCAGCATTGATTTCTTCTTCTGTTTTGAAGTCATCAATAAAAATAGATCCGTTGCTTGTTACCTCTTGCCCAATTCTCCTTCGCATCCAGTAATCAAATGCATCTTCTTTAAAGCTCTTTACTGCCATCTTTATTTGCAAAAATGTCATTTTGCCCGACTGGTTCAAAATTCTTTCTAGACTTTCCTTTAACTGTGGCAGCTTTTCATACATTGCCTTAATTTGCAGATATTGATTCGCATTGTCTCTAAGATGCTTGAATTGTTTAGCTTTTTCATCAAAACTCACACCAAAGTGTTTTTTCCCGCACTTATGTCCAATGATAATTTCATTGCCATCATGAAGCGCTGCGATATAACCTTTTTGATGTTTCTTTCCACAACTAGAAATCCCACAACTAACAAAATCCCTTAGCACATAAAAACCAACTAAATCAGAGATAGTGTTTTGAACATCCTCACCCCTAGCAATCGTCACTTTTTCAACAAAATTAGGTCTAGATGTGATTTCTTCAAAATTCGTTATTAAATTAAAATGTTGCGGATTTTCTATCATTCTTGCTCACCGTTGTTTAATCTTCATACAATTATCTGAATTACCAATAAATATCAATAGTTAGATCATACAGAGCCATTTTTATATCTAATAAACTGGTAGCGATTGTGCAGAGCTGCTAAGCCACAACGAACATCGTATTTTGCATCCATGGCCGTTCGCTCTGGAGTTACTAACTGAGTCCATGATTTTTGATTGAAATAACGCTCTATAATTGCGTCCATCCAATCAAGCATAGCCTCAGAAGTGCAGCCGTCTAAAATATCAATGATCAAGCGCTGAACGGCCCTAGCTTCATCGTCTGTAATTAGACAGACATTAGGTTTTTTAGATTGCTTCTCGATAAAATTTTCATCACAGAGATAATAAGCAACGATCTTTTCCCTATCCCCTTTCTTAAGTCTAAGTTTTGCTTTTTTAATCGCTCCTACTAATGGATTTTCAGTAGATCCACCAAAGCGAATCACTGCCCCTTGCCAATAACCAAATTGGCGCAACCATTCAGGCAAATCATATTTAGACCAGTCTACACCTTGCATGATATGTAATTTTGAATTCACGCTTCATTCTCCTTAAGCACATCTGTTCTTTCACGCGCTAGATAAAGATCAACTTCTTCAAGTAAGGTTTCATAGCGTCTTTTCGCTTCACTACCCAAAACAGAGGCCTCCTTCTGAATTTCCCACGCTTTGTTGTAGTCCTTTTTACTGTGCACAGGCTCATCAGGGTCATCTACAAAACAATTCCGAAAGTCTTCAAAGCGATTGATAGATTCTCTATGAACCTGAATCCAATGAATAAACATCATTCCGATTTTGGATAATTCTTCATTACTCACTGTCTTCCCCCTTGAGCGCTTGCTCTAACTTCTTAACCGTGTCAAAACCAATGGCACCTGATAAATACATATTTTCAATTTCGATAATTACTGCATCCACCCGCTTTTGCAGCTTAAACATGTTTATGCCTTGCTGGGTGTACAGGGTTTGCAATTCGTCACGCTCTTGCTTGATCTTTTTTAAGTGAACTTCATGACCAATCACTTCACCATGATGAGAGGCTTTAAGTTCTTTAATTTCTTCATGCAAATCTAGAATGGTCCGAACCTTCACTCGATTTAAGCGTTCTAGTTCTGCAATACGGCCATGATTGCCTTGTATTGACTTCTTAAGCTCATCCCTTTCAGAGGCAAGTTTTCCAGAGTGTGAGATAATGATCTTTGCAAGGCCATTAGCTGCCAATGCATCTTCATCAGCTTTAATCGCCGCCTCAAAAATTGAGAACACACCCAATAACATGACAACCCATGTCAGCCATGATGGATGACCATTGACATATGAAACAGCAAAAAGACTTGCCAACATTCCAAAAATGGCAATTCTCGCAAAAACCAAATCAAGGTCGGGTTTAATTATTTTATGGCTCATGCTTTGCGCTCCCACTTATTAGAACGGTAAAAAATTAGGTATAAAGACAATAAAAATTGAGTTAAATGTGAGAACGCCAGATATTTACCTCCATCTAGTACAGTTAGAGTCGAAATACATAAGAAGAAAAAAGAGATATCCATAAAGGCTAGTGAGAATCGAAATTTAGTGCGACTCCCTGAAAACTGGTGCAGCTTTGCAGCTATTGCAGCTACAACCAGTCCCATAAAAGTAGCAATACAGATAACGGTCATAATGATTAGGAATGTTTTCATTCTTCTAGCTCCTGAATGGCTTTAAATCTACACATGTCTAAATGCTCTTGAACTCGGACTGCCCCCCTTTTCCCGTGTCGGTTTTTGGCAATAATTAATTCTGTAACCCCGAGAGGTTGAAGTGTTTTGTCATCAGTTAATGGATTAACAAGGATGATCTGGTCTGCATCTTGCTCGATCTGCCCTGATTCCTTAATGTCAGAAGCTTTCGGTTTCTTACCTTTTTCTGATTCACGATTTAATTGAACGAGCGCTACAACCGGGCATTCAAACTCCTTAGCCATAGATTTAAGTTCACGACTAATAGAGCCAACTTCTTGAAAGCGGTCTTTTTTGCTTGGATCTCTTACAAGCTGAAGATAATCAACAATGATGCAGCCAAGTTTGGTACCTGCTTTGGCAAAACGGCGCTTTGCTCTTCTCGCGTAGGCTCTAACCTCACTTATGCTTGGTTTCTGCTTTGGTTCGATCCAAATTGGTAGACCGCTGTAAACCTCTCGATACCTTGCATATTCCTTTAGTAATCCGTCATAAAGTGTTGCATTGTGCAAGTTGTCATATGGAATAGAACTAAGTGAACTAAACATTCTGTTTGAGAGTGTCTCTTTATCCATTTCTGCTGATATAAAAAGAACCCCCTCCTTTTTAACCATAGCAGTATCAATTGCCATCATTTGTGCCAGAGTTGATTTACCAGAACCAGGACGACCTCCAACAACACAAAAATGACCGTTTTGTACTGTGCCAAGCATCTTATCGAGCGTTACAAGATTGAATCTAACTCCAGATAATTGATTCTTAGCTTTCTTCTCTGATTTCTCTATCATTTGCGCCAATGCGCTAGTCAATGCATCACCAAAGCTTGCGCCCATATCGCCATCTTCTGTTTTATCGATTTGACTCAAAAGATTTTCAGCTTCAATGAATGCGTCTGGCACTGTAGTGTCTTTAGCCATTGCGGCAATGCGAAAACCAATTTGCTCAATTTTTCGGTGCGTCTTGAGTTTTTTTAATTGAGTTACATAACTTTCAGCATTGTAAAAACTACTTGGCGCATCCTGCATAAGCTGAATCAAATAATCCTCACCACCCATCAAATGCAAAACATTTTTGCCCTTTAAGTAGTTACTAACCATAACCACATCGTAAGGATGGTTGCTTTCAGAAAGCTCTACGATTGCCTTGTATATTTGTTGATGACGATCTGAGTAAAAACATTCTGCATCCAACTCCTGACCAATAGACTCAAGTGACAAGGATGTAGCCATTAAAGCCGCAAGAACACATTGCTCCATGTTCACATCATGAATATTTGAATTAAATGACATTACCAATCCCCCTCAATTACCTTGTATTGAGCAGGAATGGTCTGCACATCCTCAATTTGAGGACATGCTATTACCTGTGCTGGATTAGACATGGCAAGAAAGTGATCAAGCTTGGTTGCATCGCGGCAAATTAGCGTTAGATCAGTATGATTGCCCTCAATATGGAATTGAGATTTAGAGCACCCAACAATAGCCGTCTTGATATCTTCAACCGTGTAACCCTCTTTGAGTCTTGCTTGAATTTTGGATTTGCGCGGGTTATCAAGAACGGTTCGATTATTCTTGTTAAACGTCACTTTCCAAAACTCGAAAACCTCTTGAATCTCATTTTTGAAATTCTCTTTAGGCTTTTCAGCAGACATAGGTTCGCCGTTAGGCGGACATATATTATTTTCTTGGTTAGATGGTTCGTTGGTTAGATGGTTAGATGGTTTAGGCTTTATTTGGGTTTCTTTGGGTTTTTCTGGGTTTAATTCGCTTTCATTTGGGTTGTCTTGGCTTTCATTTTTAAAGCCATTTTTTCCAGATTCATCTGATTTAGGTGCTTTTTTTGGACGTCCACCTTTTTTGCCATTTTCAGATTGCTTTGCACAATACTCTCTGTAGCGACACAACTCTTCCTCAATATGTGTTTGCACATAAACCCCGTCCTCATTTAATTTGAAAAACTTCTTAAGTACAAATTTAACAGCGTCAATTTCTTCCTCAGTTTCCGCCCATACCCATTCAATAGCCTCTTCAAGCGTTGGGAACGATTCACGGTCGTAACAGGCATCCATGAGCAAGTTATAAACCCCATGCTGCAAAATGTTTAATCTTCCAGCCTTGCGGTAATAATCACCAATATTTCGCTCGTAGTAGTGCATTACAACTTATCCTTTGCTCTTAGACGGTTGATTACAGCGCTCTCAAATCGATTCAAAAGTGCATATAGGTGAGCATGTTTTTGCAGGTCCGCTATAACCTCCCCAATTGGATGGGAAGTTTTGTTGAAATCTTTTTGAACGCCCAAAGCCTTTTCAAGTTCTTTGCGAGATTCCTTGTACTCAGCTATTGAGTCTGCATATGCATCATGGTCTATTTGCCATTGAGTAAGGACTTGATCCTCATCATCATTTGGGCTTGCACAGTCTGAATTTTGTGCTAAGATTTGTTCATTCATTTTGGTTTGCTCCAAAACACAAAACCGCCTCTGCTGTAACAGATGGCGGTTTAATTTTTTGATAGGTTGATTTCTTCAAGTTCACGTAAAGATGGGCATAGATCAGCAGCCTTAAATTTACCTTCAGTAACTTTTTGAGTGCGAATCGCGACCTTTTCGGACATGTTCCACTTACCCTTTAAGTAACCGTTTATAGTACTTTGTTTAACACCGATCGCTTGCGCTGCAAGCTCTTGCGTCCCAAAATGCTTTACAAGCTCTGAATATAAATTTTGCATAAAATGCTCAAGGAAAAAATAACATTACTAATAATATAAGAGTTCCTATATTTTAATGCAATACAAATTCTCTTGATTATTTATTAGTTAACTAATAAAATGGCTTCACAGTTATAAGAGTATGCCGAGATGGAGTTGAAAGATAGACTAAAACAAGCGCGCAAGATTGCAAAAAAATCACAAAAAGAAGTAGCTGCAGCGGTTGGCATTACCCAGCCAACTCTAAGTCAATTGGAAAGTGGATTGGTGAATTCTTCAACTTATCTACCAAGTATTGCAAAATACTTAAATGTTGATGCTTATTGGCTTCAAACAGGTTTGGGTTCACCATCAATAGTAAAAAAAGATTTAAGTTTTGAAAATGTTTCAATCAATGAAAGCCCTCTTTACAAGATCCCAATCCTTGACTTTGTGCAAGCTGGTCTTTTTCATGAGTCTGGTTATGATGGCATAAACCCTAAAGGCGAAGCCTACACAACTTATAAAAGCTGTCGGCCAGAAAGTGTTTTTTCATTAGAGGTGGCTGGATTAAGTATGTCACCTGACTTTATGCCTGGTGATAAATTGGTGGTTGATTCAGCCAAAGAGCCATACCCTGGGTGTTACGTGATTGCTCAAAATGGAAGTCATGAAGCTACATTTAAAAAATATCGAGTCACAGGTTATGATGAGCATGGGCGCGAGACCTTTGAATTGGTTCCCTTGAACCCTGATTTTCCAACTATAAACTCTATTCAACATGATATTAGAATAATAGGTGTGGTGGTAGAACAATTAAAATCTTTTAAAAAATAAAAACTTAAATTATTAAACCTGTAGCCCACTGAATGTGGGCTTTCTTTCACCCTTAAAATATAAAAACATTAATAAAAAAATATTAGCAAACCTATTGACTATTAATATAGGAACGCTAATATATGAAGTGTTATAAACAAACACAAAAAGCCCCACACTGTGGAGCTGATTTACTAACTAGATGCTTTCTCTGTCCTCTACCAAAATTTCAGAGCTGCATCGCTATAACTGGTGCTTTATTATGAACCAAATCACAGATATTAGTCAACAAAACAGTATTAATTCACACCTTCGTTCATCCAACAAAGCTAAGACTCCTGAAAAGATGCTTGCCCAAATTGAAGCATGGTTGCTTGATGAGGACTTTTGTCATTATTTTTCAATTCAAATACAAGGCCAGGAGGTTTATCCATTCGGTGTGATAAATCGCCCTTTCTTTCATCTTGATCAAGCAGAAAGAAAGCTAGAAAGCTTAAAAAGCAAAAACCCTCAAGTTTGTTACTACATAAGTTATGGTGCTTTTGACAATTCTATATTGGATTTTGAAGATAAAAACGTACCTATGTGGGAGCGAGTTTGGCTTAACCAGCATGAATTCCGCCTCACAAACTTACGCATCAAAAAAATGTCTCAGAAACAGTTGGTGGAACTTGTACCAAATTATGAAGAAATGATGGTTTGGCAAGACAAGTTAAATACTGCTGATAGTTGCCATTATTACTATGCACAGGCAATTGATGCTACTGGGGAGTGCATCCCAATGTCATCTCAGTTTTATTTTGATTTGCGAGATGCTATTAGCGCAAGAATCCACTTTCAAAAAACCATGTCTAATCGTCAAGTTGAGATCCTATCGGCAGTCATGCCTACAGCAAGTTTAATGGCGATAGATGGTAGAACAAGTGATTGCTTCCAAAACTTGATTGATGACCACAAAGAGCGTTTAGCAGCATTAAATGAAAAGGGAGTAAACAAAAATGCGTAGTTCTTCACAACTTTATCCAGATAATCAAAATGTAACTATTGATGACCTCATTACTGCGCGCAGTGAAGCCAAAAATGATATGGGTGACATAAACGCCCTACTCTCTGCAATTGAACTAAGTCTTGCTGAGAAGTTAAAAGACCTTGATTTAAGCAAGTTAGGATTTGATAAAACCTTTCGCTTGATTGATATTGCCAAAACACACGCAGATCTATCTCAGGATTATCACAACGGTGAGCTTGCTCAATTAACTGGTGGTCAATACCAACTTGATGAGTTGAAAAATAATATTACACACCTAGAGGTTGTCCCAGAGACGCAAGTAATCAACACAAATCATTTAGCTCCAGCGAATGCGGCCATCTCTAAAACACTTGCAGAAGGTTTTAAAAATGACGGACGGCGTTAATTACGCCGACCTCTCAAGTGAGGTGAAATTCGAGGCGTTTCTAATATGGCTTATAAAGATTGGGTATCGCGGAATTGTTAGACCTTGTGGGCGCATGGAATTTTACTGCGTCACGGTCAACAAAGCTTTTCCAAGAAACGTACACATCATGTATGACGGAAAAATGAATAAAGCAGCTACCCAACTTTATAAAGAATTTGACAACCATTTGAAGGCATGATTATGAAAAAATTGAATAAAGTGCTTATTGGCCACCAAATTGAGCAGTTTAAATTGCATTGTCTAAAGCTATGGTTTGTAGGTGACCTGGCAGCAACTTATCAAAATTCGGATCTATTTGATTACTTCATTCATGATAGTGGATTTGTTTATTGGTCTAAGGAACAAATTCGTCAACTTTGGGATTTTTGGCAATCTGCACAATCTAATAAACCAATTGGGGATTATCCAGTTTACTCAGTTGTTGGTTTAGATCTAGAGGTTAATGAACCACATTTAATACTGGGTGATGATTATCTAATGGTTAGTGAATGTTTTCATACAAATGATGGTGATGAAGCACAAGAGAAGCTTCAGCAATTTAAAAAAGCTTTTCCTAAGGTAATGGTCACAAATAACGCCATTATTTCATTGGAGTACTTGGGTATTGAGAAGAAGCGACTTGAAAAAGAGCTTGGCATTACCAACGAGGGCTAAAGACATGTCAAATAAAAGTATTGTAAATGACCGTGCAGCTTTTGACACTTGGCACTTTAAAGACTGGAACGACAACTGCGGAAATGAGCTAGATGAAGTGGAAGCAAGACACTTATATAACCGTGTCTATAGCAGTCCAGCAAATAGTAGAGAGCGCGAACGTAGTTTTATAGCTTGGCAAGCAGCTACAGAACAGGTAAACAAGAAACTTGATGGCTGCATATTGGTACCGATCACAAATGAAGTGGTCATGGTTATTGAGAATGTAATACAGCAGCAATGTGATGCCAGTGGAGTACAAGAGCCACTTCACCGATTAGACGGATGGCGGGTTCTTGAGGAAATCTCTGATTCATTGAAGGTAGGTAGCAAATGAAACAAAATGCAAAATCTCCTTTGAATACCGCTACTCTTTTGGCTCTACAGTACCAATCACCAGTAGTTAAGCTAGAGGATCTGATAGATGATTACTTGCCTCATTTATCGCTACCAGTAGCTAAGAAAATGGCAAGAGAACAAAAGTTACCTTTTCCAGTTTTTAAGTCTGGTGAATCAAACAAAGCTCCATGGATGGTAAGTATTTTTGATTTAGCGACTTATATTGATAAACAAAGATCCATTGCCTCACATGATCACACGGCAATGTCTGGATAAATAAAGGCCCCTTAATCGGGGCCTTATTTATAATATATCTATTAATTTTGCATTTTGAGCTGTCTTTAAAGCTTCAGGAAATTCAAGCGGTTTTTTACGGATAATATCAAGATTGATATAGCGTTTAAGGCTATTCAAATCATCGTGTAAGGTGTATTGCATGATGGTTGCAATACTTGCCCCACCTTCTGCAAGTCTAGTTGCAGCCTCATGGCGAAGGTCATGAAACTTTAAATCTACAACACCTGCTTTATCCCGATACTTGCGCCAATTATCAGCAAGTCCTTTTCTTGAACAAGGTATGAGCATTTCTGGATCACCACCACGCGCAAGCATCCTTTTTCTCATAACTGGATCAAGAAGCATATCAATTACTTTTTCTGCTCTCTCATCAACAATGAACCACTTGTCATTCCCATAAGAGCCATCCGGGTGTTTAATTCCTTCAACGAACCATTTCTTATTTTCTCGATCATAGTTATCTATTTTTAAACGGACAATTTCATTTAAGCGTCTAGATGTGTAAATAGCTAACCACATGATTAAAAATATTGGAGTATTAGGATTTTCGCTTAAGTAAAAATCCATATAACTGATTGTCGTGATTCGCTGAAGTTCTTCATCTGTTGGCAATCTATCGCGCTCATCAGAATCACCAACCATCCTAGCCTTTCTAAGCCCTTTAATAGCTTTTTCAAACTCAATTGACTCAATGGGCAATCCCCAGACAAACTCAGCATAATCTAGAACCGACTTCATGCATTGAAGGTCAAAATTTACCGTTTGCGGTTTTACAGGATCCAAAGAAACTAAAGCGTTAGTATAACCATCTCCACGGCGGCGGGCATGGTCGCCAAAATGCGTACGCTTCAATGAGCAAATGTTGATTTGTGCTATATCAAATTTTTGAAGCATCTCAAGAGTAAACTTTTTAGATCGGCCATAGTTTGTCACTTCTTCCATATACTTTTGTATGGCTGCACCAAAAGTCATTGATTCGGATACTTGACCGGGTTTGATTGACAAAAGCTCAGGATTCTTTTCTAATTTGCGCTCTTGGTCCTTCAACCATTTTTCTGCTAATGATTTGGTGCTGAAAGTTTCGGTGTCAAAGTAATTAATCCCTTCCTTTGCTTTCCGAACATTGATTACGGCCTTATATCTAGTGCCTTTAGACTTTGATTTAAGTGTTGTGATATAGCCCATCTCTTGCAACCATTTTTTGAATAAGAGAAATTAGTTGCAGTATAGTTGCAGAAAAATAGAAAAAGATCAAAAAAGATTAATAATGATCTAAAATGTTTAGTGTTTCATAGGTGCTTAAATGTCTGATTTAGAAATAAATTCAATTAAATCAATAACACCACGTATAAGCGTGGCACCTATGATGGACTGGACTACAAAGGATTACCGATTCTTTGCACGGTTGTTTAACCCAAACGTTGTGCTGTATACCGAAATGGTGACAACAGGCGCGATTTTATTTGGCGATGCAAAACGCCAGTTGGACTATAACGCTCAAGAACACCCAATCGTACTGCAACTCGGTGGTTCAAATCCTCAAGAGCTTGCCACTTGTACAAAAATGGCTGAAGACTGGGGCTATGATGAAGTCAACCTGAATGTAGGCTGCCCAAGTGACCGTGTACAGAACAATAAAATCGGCGCATGTTTAATGGCAGAGCCAGACTTAGTTGCTGAATGTATTCATAGCATGCAAAAAGCGGTCAATATTCCGGTAACGGTTAAGCACCGTATTGGTATTGATGACATGCAGTCTTACGAAGAAATGCTGCACTTCGTAGATACCGTTGCGGCAACGGGCTGCACACACTTTGTCGTCCATGCCCGTATTGCGATATTAAAAGGTTTATCTCCGAAGGAAAACCGAGAAGTACCACCGCTACGCTATGAAGATGTTTACCGTTTAAAGCAAGAACGCCCGCACTTAACAATTGAAATTAACGGCGGAATTAAAACTTTTGCCGAAACTCAAGCTCATTTACAGCATGTTGATGGCGTGATGATTGGTCGTGAAGCCTATCACAACCCTTATCTACTTGCTGAGCTTGGCCAACTTTGGAATTTAGAAGCACCAGACCGTTTCGATATCATGGAACAGATGTTGCCTTATATTGAACAACGTATGGCGGAAGGTGCGCCACTCTCTATCATTACGCGTCATATTTTAGGTTTATTTCAAAACCTACCGGGTGCCCGTAAATGGCGTCAAGCATTAAGCGGTGGAAATGCAAAAACTTTAGCTGATGTCGAGAATGCTATTCGAAACATGCAAGCTGCGATTATTCGTACTGAAGAATATGTGAAAGAGCATCAGGCTTAAGCCCACTCAGCCTTCTTAAATTGTAAGAAAATGTGGCATTTTAAATCAGAGACTTAGATTTTGAGTATATTCGCAAATGTCGGCTCGAAATATTCAAATTTAAGCTCTGATTATTTATTTATACTCAATAATATCAGTTACTTAAATTTTACTAGTTTTAGCCACTATTTTAACTAGGCTATTTTTTCGCAGTCAGAAATAAAAACTGGAAAAAAGATACGTTATTACATAACATAAACAAAACTTTTAAGTTTGGGCAATTAGTATCTCTGAACGCCACAGGTAGGTGGTGATTTTCTAAATACGGATATAGGTAGTACGGGTAGAGATTTCACGATGATTATTTATGACGGACAAGTAGCTGATAACTATATGTATCAGGATTCAAATCAGGCAGCGATTGTTGTATCACACAGCACACCAAGCCTTCCTTATCCCTTCACCATGAAACCCAACAATCACCGCACTGAAAGTAATACCCCTCCAGCCATTGATGTAGAAAAATTCGTAGCAAAATTAGAAAGTGTTACTTCTAGACGCAGCAAAGCTCGTTGTGCACGTAGCATTCGTCTTGCACTTGAATCTGCTGGTGCCGATGTTGAAAACCACCCAATTGCAGCATCTGATTGGGGCGATACCCTGAAAAAGATTGGCTATAAAGAAATTAACCCAGCTTTTGATGAGCCTCAAGAAGGCGACATTTACATCATTCACAGAACTCGCAACCATGTTTATGGTCACATCGCTGGTTACACAGGAAGTGAATGGGTTTCAGACTTCAAACAAAGCAGTTACGACGTCTATAAAGATGACAACGTCACCTATACTTACTACAGATTAGGTTAA